GTAGACGAAGATGGATTATTGAAGCCCGAAGCAGTAGTAAGCGATAGAGTAGAATCAATTGTAGGAACATCCGTGCATAAGGATGTGGTATCTCGTAGTAGCCCTCGTATTGGTATAGATGGAGAATCATTGGAGTCTTATGGTCAAGGAATTAATAGAGATATGATTGCTATTAATACAGAGGCTCATAGTTTACATACAGACAAGGGTGTAGGTCAACGTATTATTCTACAAGGTGGATTAACATCAGCCAGCCAAACATTAGGAGATTACGACTTAACATCTCTTTCATTTGCGGCTCAACCTCATGGTGGTGTTATGAGATTCAGTCATACTAATAATATGAAATCATATGGTGGTAACTACATTATGGAAACTCGCTCTTATGTTAGTCCGTTTGATGATACAGGATGGGGGCGTGGTGCTAAATTAACAGGAACTCAAAAGACAAGTAATCCATATGAAAATGAAGTATACGGCTCTAACATACAAACAAATTATTCGGACTTAATTGTTAGATTCTTACTCAGGCCAGTAAGAGTATTGGATAACAAACACGTATCTGTGTTTAGACCAATGAGTGCTTTACATAGTGGAAGTGCTCAGTATCAAGCGGATTATTATTCTGCTACCGCTGGTGGTAAATATGGACTATTCTCGTATGAGGTAGAAAATGGAAGAGCAGACTCTCATGGTGGTTCAACAGCATATATGAGAACTACAAATCCAAACACTAATGCTCCATATCAACCTGTATATCTGATAGAATCTTCAAGCGCTACAGTGCCTGTGGCTAAAGGGCCAAAATTGTTAGGAACAGAAGTTGCAAATTATGATAAAACAAGTTTGAAATCATCTGTAACAAGATTAATTATTTCAGAAAACACACTACAACATTATCGTTCAGACGCTCCTAGAAGAAATATCAATGGTAAGGACTTCTCTGTTAAACCAAGATTTAGTCAATCTCTACATAGTAAAGGACACAAGGAAGATGTTAACTTCAATACATCAACCCATATAGGTGATATGTAATGTTATTGAATAAACAAAGAGATACTGTTGTAGGAGAGCCTACCATGACCAGTGTTCGTAAACCTAAGTTTGTAGATAACGCTGTTTATCTTGGGGAAATAACATCAGCATCTGATGATAAAAAACTCGTAACAATAAAACAACGAAAGAGAGTTAATTATGCAATAGGAAGTGAAAAAGCATACACATTAGAAGAATCAGAAGGAAGTCTTACTCTAAAACAACCTCAAACTCATGGTCGTAATTATGAAGGAAGCATCGTTTATTTAGGGTCGTCAATAACAAGTGATGCCGCTTTAAATAAGCCGCCGCTTTTGTATTCTAAATTAAATCCTGAGAATAGAATAAAGGTCTCTACATTTGTAGGAAGTGGTGAAGCAATAGAAAAAGGAACTAAGTTTACATTAAAGAATATGAA